CTCTAGAGCAGTTGTTAATAGAGTGCTTAATAAAGTTTTAGATTTACAATTACAACTTTTAACTTTATTCAAAACTAACATTACACCTCCACCTAGAAAATCTAATTATCTAGAATCAGATAATAATGGATTAATGTTAGAAACATTTCCATTGGAACCGTCGGATTACTTTGTATTAGAAAATAGTGAGTCTAGTAATGATTATATACTACAGGAATACGCTTTGATACCACAGAACAATAATTAAATATTAAAAAATGGCTAGCTCAAAAATTTCAGAATTAAGTGCCGCAAGAGCAGATCAAGTATATCCTGATGATTTGCTTACATTTGTTGATGTATCTGAACCTAATGTAGAGTTTATTAACAAAAAGATCACAACAAAAGATTTTGCTGCTTACTTAAAAGATTACACTAACCTTTTTCCAATACCTTTCAACAGTAGATATATTTTACCGGATGCTTACATAAACGGGGTCGAAACCCCTATTGCAAGTAAGGTTGCTGGACAGACAGTTAATCTTGGAGATGTAAAAGCGTTTAAATTTGACGAATATGGTAGAGTGTATGACTATTCAAATAGTTCTAATACTCAAGCTTCTGAGGAAGTTTTTATGGCTGCTGGTACTGCTGCTTCATGGTTTAAAACAAAAATTACTTCAGATTTTAATACAGCACAGCCTTCTAATTTGACAGGAAATAATGTAGGTACAGGTGATAGTAATGCTGGTTTCTTTAATGCAAATAGTTATTGGAACCCTAAAGGTATAAGAGGAGCAACATATGTAAATGCTCAAAAAATTAATTATAGTGATAGACAAGAAAATGACTATGATTGGGACCACTATTTTAGTAAAACATACGGTAGATTTAAAAAGTCTATAATAGAAATGGTACAAGGAAATGGTTATAGTACCGAAACTTATGCCAACTCTACTATAAAAATTGAAATTGATTGGAAAAATGCAAGAGTGACTGCATCAGGTATTTTAGCATCTCTTGGTAATTATAATAGTAGCTTTTTAATGAGCACTAATTTAACAGCTGGGGTTAATAATATTCAAGGTACAATTAACAGCAATGTTTATGTCGCAAATCCTAGATTAATAATTGATTATCCAAATAAACAGATTTTAGGTTTACCGTTATGTGGTATTATTATAAATGGTCTATATAGAAATAGTGCACAAAATATTAGTTTAGTTCAAACAAATCTTATATAATGCCTAAAAGTAGTATAACACAATTAGTTTCTGCAGCAAAAAGTGAATTAGCTTATGATGATTTGCTTATTGGTACGATACCCGGTGACGCTAATTATAAAGTCAATTTACAAAATTTTGTAGGCTATTTAAAAAATTATTCCACAGCTTTATTTCCTATAAAATTTAATGAAAGTTTTATTAATTTTAACAATACTTCTTCTTCAGTATCTTTAACTAATAAAAATATTAACGAAATAGAAACCGTTACATTTGACGATAACGGTTGTGTAGTTGATATAACTGATAAAGTCTCTCCAGTAGATAATAGAACTGATTTTTACTCTGGATCAATTTCAACTGCTGATTTTAGTATAGGTGGTAACAAGGGTACAGGTTATTTTGACAAATATTTCAGGCCCCAAGCTAACAGTGAAAGATTTATAACTGGACCGAAAATAAGTTATTCTTCTAATTTAAGTACAGGTATAACATCAGGTGGGTGGGAATTATTGTTTGATAAAAATTATACTAACTACAAGAAATCAATAGTTAATTACACCCATGCTAGACTAGATAAGTCAGGCAGTTCAGAACCTAAATGTACATATACTTTTTATATATTTTGGGATGGGGAAAATAATACTAGAGTTTCTGGTGTGTGTAACATAAGCGCACAAAACGAAAGAATTTATCAAAATTTTATTTGGCAATCTCAAGTTTGTAAAGATAATACACCAGTATCTCCATTTAAAAGTTACGGTACTACAACTGAGAGAACACCATGGTGGTTGAATATGTTTATAGAAGTAGACGGTAAAAATAAAAAGATTAATAAACTACCTCTCAAATCTATAGTACCTAACAGTAACAGAGAAACACATTCAATGGTAGTAACTATAGAAAACTTTGCTTAAATATTTTTATGGCAAACGTAATAGACTGTAGTGCAGCATCGCCACTAAGTTCATTTTACTCCACTAATCTTAATAACGTTATTTGCGGTTATAACAGATTAGGTGAGCGTATCTCACGCTCATTAGGAGCTCCACTTGTTAATGTTGAAATACATCAAGATCAGTTGTATGAAAACATTAGTATAGCTGTTGAAATGTTTACAAAGTTCGCAGGCTTTACTCGTGAATATCTTATTTTTAATTCTGAACTTTACGAAAGAGGTAAAGGTATTAGACTTGATGTTTTATTTTCTGCTTCCAGAACAGCTGATGCTGATACAGTAAAGACAGATGTACCAACCACGGAGTCTGAAAAATTAAACCCTAATTTTAATTTTAGATACGAAGAAAAATGCGGTAAACAATTCGCTCCTCTTTACGATTTAAGTAAGATGGTTATTGGTGAAGCAGCAAATCCTTATATCTTTCAAGTAGGTAATCAGCTTAAACCTGATCAATTAGCTCTTAATCAAAGTTATGATTATTTGTTAGATGAATATAGAAAGGTTGTATCTGTAAGAGGTTTTGAGGAAGGTTCATCTGATGGTGTTAATACACTCTTTACTATTGAACAAACATTAGCTCAACAGACATATTTTAGTTACTCAATGGGTAATTACGGGTTTGACTTAATCAGTTGGTATGTGTTAAAGAACTGGTTAGACACTCGTGAAAAAATGCTAGCATTGAGAAAATCAATTAACTTTAATGAACGTACTCAGTACATGCAAATGTATCCTGAACCTAAAGATTCTAATTTCTGGGGCACAATTGAATGTTATGTTGAAAAGCCTATTTCATGGGTCATAAAAGAAGAATGGGTTTACCAATACGCTCTTGCGTTATCCAAAATTGTTGTAGGTAGAGTAAGAGGTAAGTACGGTAATGTTCAATTGTTTGGAGGCGGTGTTCTCAATTACGACTTATTAGAAGAAGGTCGTACTGAGAAAGAACGTTTAGAAGAGCAATTGTATACTGGTGCTTCACCTGGTATGGGTGATGCTGAACCAACCTTGTTCTTGATTGGCTAGTTGTAAATATTTACATGCCGTTTAAGCAAGGTGTTTTTAATCCAAAGTTAAGAGAAAAATATAAAGGCAAAAAGCTCCCAGTCTATAGATCAGGCTGGGAGTTAAAATTTTTTAGATGGTGTGATTGTAACCCTAACATCATTGCTTGGAATAGTGAAGGTGTGATTATACCTTATAAGAGTCCACTTGATGGTAGAATTCATAGATATTTTGTAGATGGTTTAATTACTATAAAAGAATCTACTGGAGCTAAAACATACCTAATTGAAATCAAACCTTCTTCTCAAGTAAAGGCTCCTGAGCCTAAAAAGTATAAAAGAAAAACCACTATGTTATATGAACAAAAAACATGGGTGGTTAATCAAGCTAAGTGGGAAGCTGCTGAGAAATGGGCTAAGAAAAAAGGTATTGAGTTCAAAATACTTACAGAAAAAGAGCTTGGATGTTAAAAAAATATAATTTCTGTATAAATAATAAATAAGATGTCTTTCAGATTACTAGTAGAGAATCCGGCGCCTAAAGAGGCTTTTGAATATATCATTGAAGAAAAGAGCACAGGTTCAGGCCAGACTCTTTATATCAAAGGTCCTTACATGATGGCTGAAGATGTAAACCGCAACAAACGTTACTACCCAAAAGACGAATTACAACGTGAAGTAGATCGTTACATGCGTGAAATGGTTAAAGAAAACAGAAGTATGGGTGAGTTAAACCATCCAACATCTGCTGAAGTTGACCTAGAACGTGCTTGTCATATGGTTACCGATCTTTGGTGTGAAGGTAATATGTTCTACGGTAAATCTAAAGTTCTTTCTACCCCTTGTGGTCAGATTGTTAAGAGTTTAATTAACGACGGTGTAAAAGTCGGTATGAGTTCAAGAGCATTGGGTCAGTTATCTGAAGAGAAAACACGACCTGGTGTTAGTAAAGTATCTGAAATGAGATTGGTTGCAGTTGATTGTGTATCTGATCCTTCTTGCCCAAAAGCATTTGTTAATGGTATATTAGAATCTAAACAATTTGTGTTAGCTAATGATGGTAGATGGGAAGAGACATATGAAACTTTTGAAGAAAGTTTAAAAACCTTACCGAAAAAAGAGTTAAACGATTATTTAAAAGATCAAATTATTGACTTTTTAGATAAAATTGGACGATAAAGTATAAATAATAGATATATATCATATGACACAGCACCGTAAAG